GCTCGTAGCTGGTGTTCGTTGCCGCGGCGATGTGGCGCAACGCGGCGCGCTCGAATTGTTCGAATGCGGCCACCGGCTGCTTGACGCTGGTCATGTTGAGCTTTTCGCCCGGGAACAGGTGGGCGATTTTGCTGCCGTCGAATTTGACCTTGTCGGTGCCGCTGTGATATTCCAGCGCGTCGGTCAGGTAGGCCGACAGCGCGCTTTCGCTTTGCGCGCCCAGCGCGGCCATGACCTCCGGGTGATCGACGCTGGACTCGATGACGGCGGCGTACATGCTGTTGATGATGGCCGCCTGCATGGCCGTGGACTGCCAGCGCTCGAGCATCTTGATTTGCTTGATGCCCGAAAGCAGACCGGTGCGTCCACGCGATTGGCTGGGACGCTCCTGGTCGAATATATGAATGAGCTGCAGCCGGCCGAATTCGGTTTCGCGCCGCACAAAGCGCCACCGGAACTGACCGCGCAGGTTGGTCGAGTCATTCGGGTGCGCGCTGCGAATGAACGCGCCGACCGGTGCGCCGAAGCGATCCTTGACGATGCCGTGGCGCAGGCCCGGGTCGTCGATCTTGCCGGCCGGCGTGCTGACGCGCTCCGGATCGATCGGCTGTACGGCCGTGCGATATGGCCAATTGCTGCGCTCGATCCATTCAGCGGTCGCTACAATCTCACCGCTCATCATGCGCGAGCGGTAGCCCTGGCGAAGCAGGCCGGGGAAATCCAGCACCCGACTGGCGTGAATGCGGTGCTCGGGATCGTAGGCGTATGAGCGCCATTTGGTCTGCACTTCGGCAGAGAATTCGCGCGCCCATTCGGCGCTGAGCCTGAGATAGCGGTAGTCGGGCTTGGGCACCAGCATCAGGTCGGGGCCGATGACGCTGTCGAGCTGCGTCTGAACCAGGCCGCTGGTGATGCCGTTCTCACGGATCAGTTCGCGCAGGCGGCCGACGCTGGTCTCCCAGCCCTCGATGGCTTCGTCGTCCGGCGACTGGAGCATGGGCATCCAGCGCGCAAGGGTCTGGTCGGTGCGGTCTTCGCTGCCGTGGACAGATGCCTGGGGCTTTGTGCCGCCGCCGATGAGCCCGGACGCTGATTTCCGAAGCGCGTCAAGCATCAGTGGCTGATCCCGATCGGCCGGCGCGCGCGCGCGGTGTTGATGCCGAGCTGCGATTCGAGACTGCGGATCCGGGCTTCAAGGCGATCAAGATTCGCGGCCGTGTATTGAACCCGCCGATCGCCGAAAGAAACAGATTCTTTTTGGCTGCCTGTCAGCAGGCGCGTGCGCGCAGCCTGCAATGCCGCCAGTTCAGTTTGTAGCGCGGCTGTATCAACCATCGTTCAATTCCTTCGCCAGTTCGGCAAGTGATTTCCGCGGTCGCGATGCGTCGACGCGGTTTGATTTCGCCGGCACGCTGTCCGGGTTGTCGAGCGCGATGCCCATGCGCTCCTGTGCGATTCGGATCGCGGCAAGTGCATAGTTGCTGCAATCCCACGGCTCGTTCCGGGTGCGGCCCTTGCGCATTTGCCAAACCATGCGCCGGCCGCTGGGCGTGTGCTTGGGCCGCATTTCTTCGGCCGTGAGCTGCTTGAAGTATTCCTTGCCGAATGCATCGGTGCGCGGCCAGTGCCAGAAACCGGGGCCGGGCTCGTCGATGAGCATGCGGCGCTGCATCAGCGTCTTGCCGGTATCGGTGCCGACGGTGACCAGATAGGCGCCGTACTTGCCGCGCTTCTTCGGCCAGTTCACGATCGGCTTGTTGTGCTGGGCAGAGCCGACAATGGGTATGAGATAGAACACGCCGATGTCGCGGCTGAGCTCGGCGACCTCTCGCGAGTAGTGGCCGCCGTAGTCCATGCAGCCGAGGATGGGTTCGTGCAGCGTGCCATCAGCCTTGCGGAACTGGCGCTGCAGCACTTCGCGCAGGCGTTGCCATACGGTCGGTTTGCTCGGGTCGCCGTTGATCACCTGGTAGTCCAGGCTCCAGCGTTCCTCGTACGCGCCCCAGCCATCCCACTGGATTTCGAAGCGGTCGTCCTGTGTGTCCACCCCGAAGGTGATGGCGACCACGCCTTCGGGCACCTCCGCTTCGTAATGCTCGCGGCGGGTGCGATGCAGCACCTCGTAATCGAAGTTCGTAACGCCTTCTTCTTCCCACGTCTCGCCGAGCGTGAGGTTGACGAACGACTGCAAATTTTCCCGGTTGCGCTGCGCGTCCTGCCATTCGCCGACGATCTTCGACCAGGGCACCCGGTCGTTCATCGCCGACCAGACATGGATGCCGATTCGGCGCGGCGTGTCGACGACGTCGCCCTTGTCGTTGCGGAAAAGGCCGGTGTCTTCGTCGAGCCAGATCGAGCCGTCTTCAGCCATCCACCGCCCGGCCTTGGCGGCCTGATCGCGGCACTGCTGTTCGGTGATCGAACCCTTGCAGGACTCGCACCGGTAGTGGATGGTGCTGGCCGCTTCGGCGTAGGTTCGGCCCTCCCACTTGAAGCCGTAGTCGGCATCGGCGCCGCCCCATTGCAGCGGCTGCTCGTGACCGCAGTGCGGGCAGGGAATGTGCCAGCGCAACCGCACCTCGCACGATTCTTCGCCCGGCTCGATCATGGAGATGCCTTTCAGTGCCGGCGACGAGCCGACGATCAATTTCTTGAAGTTCGACCCCTCTGCGCGACGCCAGGCCAGCGCGACCGGCGGGCCCTCGCGCTCGATGTTCTGGTCGAAGGCGTCCAATTCGTCGAGCACGGCCACGTCCACGCTGATGGCGCGAAAATTCTTCGCCGCCTTGCCACCCAGCAGGTGAAGCGCGGCACCGACGAACTGCTTGAGCGCCAGCGTGTTCTGCTTGGCCTTCTTCTCGAACCAGGGAAATATACGCCGGATGGCCGGGTTGTCCCGGATGGCCGGGTCGATATCCTGCTTGGTCAGCCGGTCGCGGGCTTCATCGCTGGGCAGCCAGATGCCGACATTCCGGCGACGGTGCTCGATCGCGTACTGCGTGGCCGCGACCAGCAACTTGGTGTACCCGACGCGCGCGGACTTGCGAAACCAGAGTTCCTCGATTTCCTCGTTGCCCATCAGCTGGGCGATGCCACGCTGAAACGAGTACAGCCGCATCGGGCCTTCCTCGTAGCTGGCCTCCGGGCTCAGATAGAAATGCCGCTCGATCCACTGGTCGCAGCGCAGCGGCTCCGGGGTGCGCATCGTGCGCAAGCCCATGGAAATCGCCAATTCAATCGACTGGCGCATCCCCTTCGGGATCGAGGGCATCCCAGTCATCGATGCTGGCAGACGCCGCGAGATTCTTGCATTTGGCGACCTGCTCCTTCACAACGTGGGTGTCTGCTGTAGTCATCGACGGAATGCGGCGCTTGAGCTGTCCGGCCAGCGGATCCAGCGCGCCGGATATCTGCGCACCGATCTTCGCCAGCACCATCGAAACCACCTGGACCGGAATCAGTTCCCGGCGCAACTGCGCATTCTTGAGGGCTGCCGTCTCCCCCTGCTCTTCGGTCAGACGAAGCTGAGCGCGCGCCTGGGCAACCAGGATGTCCGCCTCATCCTTGGGCGTTGACGCCTGGCCGGCCCGATATCCCTTCTGGTACTCGATCTTCCGGATCAGCGATTTCAGCTCTGACTCGGCGTAGAACACCGTCCGACCGCGCTTGACCAGCGGATTTATTTCGTAGCGCCGGAACATCGTCACCGAAACCCCGACCCACTCGGCGGCATCGGTCTGGGTCAGGCACCAGTGCCCGTCCACCCACGTCCACTTCTGCGGCGGCGGAGTTTCAGCTTTCGCCGCGCGCTTCTTCCTGGCAGCCTTCTTTTTCGAGGCTTTCTTCTTCGCTGCCATATATCAGAATCATCAGTGGCTTGAGGGATTTTCGGGCTGGCCTCTGCAGGCGCGTTCGTAAGTCACTGATAACGCTCACCAATACAACAACCACCTCGCCGGAAAGGGCTCATAAATAGCCGGAAATCGCGACTCTCCGCACCCGCTCTGTGGCTATCCGCAGGAAGGACCCGCGGTCCCGATAATGGGACGCGCTCACCCCATAAACCGCCGAACCGCGCTGGCGACTCCTGCAACGGCGCCTGCTACTGACGCGAGCGCAAGGATTATCCAGGCCGCCGTCTTCGTCCCGCTGTCCATCATTTTCCAGGCTAGTTTGTTGGCGGTGATTGCCGTCATCAGCGCGTCGAAGTCCTGCTTATGCTCAGCTCGAAGTTCTTTGAGGGCCTGGGTGTGGCGCTCTTCGAGCCCGCGGTACTCGGACCACTGCGCAACCTGCTGGCGGTCTATGCTCTCGACACGGGCCGTCAGGGTGGCCTGGTCTTTTTCCAATTGTCGAATTCGCTCGGCGTCTTCAATCATCCTGACCTGCCTGCCGATTCCTGATCCATTGCCGGTCTATATTGCACCGAGCGGCGATGTCCTCCAGCCCATCCGTGTAGCGCTCTAGCGCGCCGTTGGCAAGCGGGGCGCTCGGGTAATCCGGCAGCGCGAGGTATTCAACGCGCTCACTGGGGATCGGAATCAGCACCGGCGTCGGAACTTCGACCAGCTCGAGCTGCCGCGTCTCGCGAGGCGCGCAGGCTGTCAGCAATATCAGCGCACACAAGAGCAGTGCGCCAGGCACTGCATTTATCATCGGTCGCATAAATCCGTTCCCGTTGCTCTCGGTCATCTGCGCTTGCGGTGCGCAGTTGCTCCATTTCTCGTTCCCAACGGCGCTGTGCCTGCGCCTGCTGCCGTTCGTCTAGCGCCCGGCGATTGACCTCTTGCGCCAGCCGACGTCCCAGCTCAGTAGCTGCATCCGCGTTCGCCTCAGAGGTGCGTTGAATCTCGTCGCACGCGCCCAGTTTCTGCTGCAGGTCTTCCATCCGCCATGTAGCCCAGGCTGCCCAGCCCGAAGCGGCCAGCACCAACCCGGCAAGAAAGATCACAACGCGGCCAGTGGCGAACCGCGCGGCCGCTTTGCCGACGCGAGCTCCTATTCCCTTGAGCATTTGAAATCCTCGTACCATTGTGCGATCTGGCGCACGTACCCGATCGTCTCGCGCGCGTGCCGGCCGGTTACCTGAGGCAGACACCGGCGAATATGCGGCCAGGTCAGCGCACCGCGGCAGGCCTTCTGCGCAGCTATGATGTGACCGGCGCCGGCGTTATAGCTGGCTTGGGCCAGTTGCAGCCGTTGATAATCAGAGCGTCGCGACGTCCAGATCATCAGCATGCGGCGCATGTACCAGCCTGCCGCCCACGCATTATCCTGAGCGCTCCAGATGTTGCGGACGCCGAGCGCCTGACGGGCTTCGGCCCATGTACCGGGCATGAACTGGCACAGGCCGCGCGCACCGACAGGACTTACCGCCCGCGGATCGAATCGCGATTCCTGGTAGCACTGCGCCTTCAACCACCGCCAATCGTATTGCGGCGTCCAACGTGTAGAGGCGCGCTCAAACAGAGCATCGAACCCGTCATTACGCGCCGTCGCTGTATCGGCTCGAGCGCAGCCCGCGCCGATCGCCAGCAACAGCGCAGCTACACAGGCTTTGAGAACAGCCATCCGACCAGGACGCAGATACCAACCCACCGCCCGGTGTAATAAACCGAACATGCCAGCGCATTCGAGTGGATGATCGACAGCACATGCTCCCACTGGCCTTGCGCCTTACGGTTTGCGCCGTCCATCAGGCGCGCCAGCCCCCAGGCTGCGCCGACCGCAACCACCGCCAGCACCACCAGCGCCAATGCGCCAACAGTCATGACCTCCAGGTAGCCGCTCACGGGTCACCTCTGTCACTGCTGTCGCCGCCGGAATTGTCCGAGTTGTCGCTGTTGTCAGAATTATCCGACTGGTCGATCGGCCCGGGCGAGGTGCTACGGCATTCAGGCCCGATGCAGCCATCTTCGACGTTGTCCCCGCGGCGCCAGTCGCCCTGGAACTGGTCCCCGCCGACGTTCGTCGAGTTGTCCGATTGATCGGTGTCGCCCAGGTTGCCGCCGACGTTCGTCGAGTTGTCCGATTGATCGGTGTCGCCCAGGTTGCCGCCGACGTTCGTCGAGTTGTCCGATTGATCGGTGTCGCCCAGGTTGCCGCCGACATTCAGGCTGTTATCCGTATTGCCCAGGTTGCCGCCGACGGAAACCGAATTGTCCGATTGATCGGTGTCGCCCAGGTTGCCGCCGACATTCAGGCTGTTATCCGTATTGCCCAGGTTGCCGCCGACGGAAACCGAATTGTCCGATCGGTCCATGCCTGCAATGGTCGTGCTCACGCCCTCGATCACGTCGCCATAGGCGTCGACCGTTGCGATGCCCGCGTAGGCCGGGATTCCCAACTGCAGCGCCGTGTTGACAACCGACCAGATCGGGTGATGCCCCGGCCCCTGCGGCAACGGCATTGAATCGTTGATCTCCTGCGCAACGACGTACCTGCACAGGTCGGTCTCGCACTGGGTGGCCAGCACTTCAACCCGGCCCTGCCGAGCCTGCTCCATGGCCAGCCAGTCAGCCGTGCGCGAATCAGTCGAAGCGCAGCCGGCCAGCACCAGCAATGCAAGTACCGGCAAGGCAAGGATCGGTAAGTTCTTCTTCATGCGAGTCTCCGAATAGGGGCCCGGCATTCTGTAACAAGGGGCCGGGCGAACCTCGTCGAGCTACGCGGCCAGTGCGGCCGGCTCGAATTCGTCGTCGTTGATGGCGACTATTGGTTTGGCCGATTACCGGAGCCACCCGAAGCGGTCGCACTGCACTACGCGCCACGTCGAAACCAGTACAGCCCCACTACAAGCAGCCCTGATCGAACCTGCCATTTCCGGGCCGGCATTTTTAGCCCGGGTCGCGATCAGTCAGCAGCACCCTTGCCAAGGGGGAACAAGGCTGCTTGTGGTGGAGCTGGCGGGACTCGAACCCGCGTCCGCAGTCGTTTGATGCAGCGGTCATACCGCTATATCGTCAGTTGCCGTGACGAATCTTGTAACAGGCTGCTAAGCCTGTAGTTCGTTGATACAGGCCGGGGAGCCTGTGCAGGCGCAATCCAGCGCCGCGTCCAGCACGCCGGCCACCGCCGTCCGCAGGCCCAGCCTGGTGCCGTTATTGTCGATCACCCGGTCGATGCACCAGGAATTTATGGTCAGAGAGCGCTCGGACGAATGCATACCGCCAGTGCGGCTGCCGGCGCTGTCGCGTTCGACCCACCAGGTTTCACCGCCCAGGCGCGCAACCATCCCCGCTTCGTTGGGCATGCGCACGTCGGTGATGATCCAATCCACCGCCGGCCGGACCTCGATCTGGCGCGCAAGGTAGCGCGTCCACGTCTCCGGGTGAATTTGCCGGCCCACCTCGGTGCCAAGCCGCTGCAGGACCTGCCGCGGGCTCAACCCCCACTCGGGAATCACCTGCTCTTTCAGCTCCCGATCGGTCAACTGGTTTGGGTGCAGGTTGTACAGGTCGGCCGCAATCCGACGCAACGGATCCGCGAACGCAATCTGGCGGGCGCCGGGCATCAGATCGCACAGGATATCGGCGGCCGTGTTCTTCCCGCTGCCGGCGCGCCCTGCCAGGCCGATGATCATGCCGCGGCCAAATCGCGCAGCATGTCCAGGTTGACCCGGAACTGTTGACCGAGCCCGTGTTCCTCATGCAGCAACAGCGCGTGCATTTCGCGCTCCGACAGATAGCCGTTCGCGACGTGGAACCCGTCTTTTGCGGCCAGCGTCGGGAACTGGCGCACCTTGCAGCCGTTGAACTCCTGCACCCGCTCCTGGTGCTCATGGCCGCGGAACCACTGCCGGTGCCGCGTCTCGCCCCAATC